TTGAATAAAACCAGAACCCTGAACGAAATCCGCTCGCTGGCGCGCAGTCACACGCGGACCGCCCTCAACGTACTTGTCGGCATCATGCGATCGAAGGACCAGACTGCGGCGGCACGCGTTTCTGCGGCCAACGCAATCCTCGACCGCGGCTGGGGCAAGGCCACCCAACCGCTGGAGCACAGCAGTGATGGTGCACTCGAACTGATCCACCGCATTGAGCGCGTGATTGTTCATCCGGAAAAATTGGAAGGCCCGGATGCCCGGAAGGCGGCTGCCGTCCGTAACCTCTATGGGACCAACCAGCTCCCGCCACCGGCGAAGGATCGAGAAGAACTGCTCCACCAGATTGAGCGTGCCATGGACCACGACAGCGAAGGTGTTTGAGCGACTGCTTCGACCTGCGCGCTACAAGGCGGATCACCATGGCAGCGACGGGCGCAGTCGAGGCGTTTCGCCGGCATTGGATCAAGGCGTTCATGGAGCCATGAGGCGCGCTCAATGGGCCTTCGATGAGATAATTCGGGGATACTCGTTGTCTATCTTGAAAATTCCAACCGCAAGGGCGTTCGAGCCGCTGCTCAAACCCGCTCGCTACAAGGGCGTGTACGGCGGACGCGGCTCCGGCAAATCGCACTTCTTCGGCGAATTGCTCGTCGAGACCTGCCAGGCGGAGCGCGGCACGCTTGCGGTCTGCATCCGTGAGGCGCAGCGGACGCTGGCGCAGTCGTCAAAGCGGCTGATCGATGGCAAGATCGCTTCGCTCGGTCTGGCCAACGGCTTTCGTGTCTTCTCCGACAAGATCGCGACGCCGGGCGACGGCCTTATCATCTTTCGCGGCATGCAGGATCACACCGCTGACGCGATCAAGTCGCTGGAAGGATTTCGCATCGCCTGGGTAGACGAAGCGCAGTCGCTCAGCGCGCGGAGTCTTGCGCTGCTGCGGCCGACCATTCGGGCCGCAGGTTCCGAGTTGTGGGCGAGCTGGAATCCCCGGCGCAAGTCCGACGCAATCGACGACTTTCTGCGCGCGCGAAAACCCGCGGGCGCAATCGTGGTGAAGGCGAGCTGGCGCGACAACCCGTGGTTTCCGGCCGTGCTGGAGGAAGAACGCCGGCTCGACCTGTCGCTTTATCCCGACCGCTACGATCATATCTGGGAGGGCGACTACGTGCGGGCGTTTGAGGGCGCATATTTCGCGCAGATGCTTTCGGAAGCCAAGGCGCAAGGGCGGATCGGTAAGGTATCCGCCGATCCGCTCCTACCGATCCGTGCCTTCATCGACATCGGCGGCGCGGGTGCGACGGCCGATGCCTTTACCATCTGGATCGTGCAATGGGTCGGCAACGAAATTCGGGTGTTGGACTACTACGAAAGCGTCGGCCAGGTGCTGGCGTTTCACGTCAACTGGTTGCGTTCACGCGGCTATCAGAACGCGGTCCTCCATCTGCCGCATGATGGCGTGGCCACGAGCAGCATCACCGGCAAGCGTTTCGAAGACCATCTGCGTGAAGCGGGCTTTACTGTCGAGCCGCCGGTGAAGAACCAGGGCAAGGGCGCCGCAATGATGCGGATCGAGGCGTTGCGCCGGCTGGGTCCGCAGATCTGGTGGAACGAAGCGACCACCGAACCCGGACGCGATGCTATCGGATTTTACCATGAGCGGCGGGATGACGAGCGCAATGTCGGCCTCGGGCCGGAGCACGACTGGTCGAGCCACGCCGCGGACGCGCTCGGGCTTATGGCGATCTGTTATGAGGCGCCGGGGCGGGCGGGAAGCTTCAACCGGATGATCAAATATCGCAACGAGGGATGGGTCTGAACGGGTAAGCGGCTCGTTGACGGAACGAAATTAGGTTGATGGCCGTTCTTGTTTTGTGCAGAGTTCCAATAGGGCGCGATATGAAAGGAGCCCTCGAGCGGCGACCAAGGGTGTTAACCTTGAGTTGCATACCAACTGATCCCTTGCAACAAAGATATATTGACTTATATGTCAATGCGCGACCAAATAAGAGCGCTCGAAGGCAAGGAGCTTTTTTGTTTGGAATCTCGGTGCACAGGGGACGATGCGGTCCGAACACTGTTCGTTTCGCGTGAGGTGCTTGATGCCGTGTCAGAGCCGTTCAAGGGGCCACGACCGAATTGGCTAGCTGAGTTTCGCGAAAATCTCGACGCCTTCTTGGAAGGCGGCGAGCTCTCTGTTGGAGAGGACCCTTTCGACAAAGATGCAAACGCCCTCATGGCTCGCGTTGCCCCCGTCGAAGATGAATTTTGGGATATGCGGGTCACGGCTCCGAAACCTGGGATACGAGCTTTCGGGGCCTTCGCAGAATTCGACACCTTTATCTGCTTAACGTGGGAATACCGCGACGCGATTGGGGATTATTTCGAAGCCGAAGTAGATAGATGCAAAGAAGAATGGCGTCGGCTTTTCGGAAGTACCAAACCCTTCAAAGGAAAGAACATCAATGCCTACCTCTCGCGCAACCTTCCTGTCTAAACCTGTCGAAGGTCAAAAGGTCCTGCCAGAGACGTATGCTTACATGACCGCTCGTGCCAAACGTCGAGCTTATAATCTTGTAATACGAGAATTCAAAAAATCCGGCATCTCGAAAGCTGAACTAGCGCGGCGTCTAGGCAAAGGCGCCGATCGCGTTTCTAAGATGTTGGCCGGACCAGGCAATTGGACAATTGCAACGGTTGCGGAGTTGCTATTCGCGATTTGCGGAGCTGAACCGAAATGGGATTTGTCTTTTCCGCTCGACAAAGCAAAACGAAATAATACGCGTCCGGAATGGCTGTCGTCACCCACCCCATTGATGGAGATTGCTTCCCGGACTCCCACGTCAAACACGGCTCCCGTGCAGATTTTAGGGGGCTCCTCTCCGCAGACTCCGCGTGATCGCCAAAAGATATTGGAATACGGACTAGGCAGTCGATAAATGGAATTGAAGACCATACTAACTAGCCACGCCATCCGTTTTTTCGCTGATTCCGGCGAAATGAGAGTGCCCCGCTCGCCGGTGCCGCTCATAGATGGTATTCGAGAGAAGTACGGGTTCGTTCAAGTGCCCCAGACTGTTGCTGAACTGGATTTCAAAAATGGCGTGTCGTTCCTGCGGGGATACTTCAAAGGAAAAATAATCGACAAGCTACAAATCTATGAAAACGGTTTGCTTTGTGAGGCAGCTGAGGACAACAGCCTTACGGACGATTTTATTAGCGATCTATTTGCGTGGGTACAGGAGCATCACAACCTTCCAGTCAAGGAAACTGAGGTAAGGGCTTATTTGAGCCAAATGGTAGTCATCTCCAACGTGGATGTTGCGCGTACATTTTCAGGGATAAATGCAATAGGCCCGCTCTTTGCCAAGGCAATAAAGAGTTATGGACAGACCGTCCAAGGCTACAGATTGAGTGGTCTACGGATGCACTATGACGCAATGGAAACACCCGTGCCGCGGTCTCCAGAGTTTAGCTTTGAGCGTCGCGCTGGCGAAAAATATTCAACAAACGAGTTCTTTACATCGGCACCGCTTCGCACCAGTGACCATTTAAAAGTATTGGAAGCTTTGGAGAAGGCGTTCGGCTAATCTCTGCCCGCGCGACATGACGGACTTGCTTAACGATCTCTGAGCACTAATTGAGCGAAGCCCCTTGGCCCAAGGGGTCACCTTTCTGCTAGTTTCAGACTGAGATCCCACCGTTCCGGGCTTCCAGCGCGTCTTAGATTGCTAGAAGACGCCTCGCTAGTTAGTCATTTCATAGCCCGCGCTCAATTCAGCTTCGACGCCCCGACCGGGTTCGGCGCCGGCTGCTCCAGCATCTTCAGCGAAGCATCGAGTGCGTTGCGCAGGTGCATCGCGGCGGTCGCGCTGCATCGCAAACGTCCACACGAGATAAATCTGACATCGACGGAGTCATCCTGATGCGGGACCAAGATGCGCGCGCCCAGCTCGATCTGCACGATGCCGCTCATGACGCCATAGGCCGGTGCGATATCGAAATAGATCGTCGGGACGTCGTTGCGGTTGTCGAAGGATGGCACCGGCCCCTTGCCGGGCGGATCGATATCGGGAGGGTTGGCCAAGCGTGCGCTCCTGGGCTGATGGCTTCCGGTGCCTCAGGCCTATCCGAGTCGGGTCTGCCCAGACAGCGATTTCATCGGGGTTGACGGCTCCATATTCACGCAGGACGAGACAAATCGATGCCAAAAATGTCCACTTCCGATCTCAAGGCGATGCTCGCCGCCGAGAAAGCCAATGCGCTGGCGGCGATCTCCGCGGCACGGCTGATGGAAGATCGCGCCGATGCGATGGATTATTATCTCGGCAACCTGAGCAAGGACATGCCGGCGCAGGACGGCCGCTCTCGCGCGGTCTCGACCGACGTCGCCGACACCATCGAAGGCCTGATGCCGCCGCTGATGGAAATCTTTGCCGGCAGCGATGAAGTGGTGCGGTTCGAGCCGGTCGGCCCCGAAGACGAGGCCGCCGCGCAGCAGGAAACCGATTACGTCAACCACGTGTTCATGCAGCAGAACCCCGGTTTCATGGTGCTGTATTCCTTCATCAAGGACGCGCTGCTGTCGAAGGTGGGCATCGTCAAGGTTTGGTGGGAGGAGCGTGAGGAGGAAAGCCGCGAGACGTATTACGACCTGACCGACGATCAGTTTGCGCTACTGGCGCAGGCGGTCGCGGAGTCAGGCGGTGCGATGAAGATCATCGAGCATACGGTACATGAGGTACGACGGGATTGACCTGGTTCTTGTTTTGTTCTAGATCAACCAGAGGCCGAAATGCGAACAGATCGACGGGTCTGAACAGTGCAATTGAAATCGCTCGCCACATTACAATGGTCCCGCTGTTTCCTTATGGTCGCAACTTTGGCGCTTGTCCTTTGCGCCGGCGACAGCCGCGCGCAACAGGATATTGACTGGGTGAGCTACCACCGAGCGGTGGAGTTTTGCCGCGGCACCGTACCCCGGCCGATGGCGCTGAGTTCTGATCGGCAAGTCCTGTGCTTTGACGGCGCAATTGTGAAGGAAATGGACGTCACGCTGGCGAGACGCCTCAACGAGGGAGGGCTGTTTGTAGCTCGAAGTCTTGGAGGAAATGCCGCCTCGGCGATCGTTCTGTCGGACTTGATCCGGGATCGCCGCGCGACGGTGGTCGTCTATGACTACTGTCTGTCAACTTGCGCTGGGTTTTTTCTTATCGCCTCGCAGCAGACCTTTGTAGTCAAAGGTACGCTCGTAGCCTGGAGTTATCCGGGGAGCGAGGAGGCGAATTGTGTTTCCCTGCGGACGCCTCCCGACCGTGGACCCAGGAAGTGGCGACCTGCGCCATGCGAGGATGAGGCTTCCGAAGATAGCGAAGAGCGGGACGCGCAGAATCGGTTTTTCAGAGAAAGAGTTGTCAAGCCCTTCCTGGAAGCGCCTCCTGACAGCCTCTATGTCAGAAGAATCCTCCGGAGCCGTTTCAGCGAACTTGGCACATTTGACGACATCGCCTGGACAATTCACCCAAGATTCTATCCATCGTTGTTCAAGACCAGGATCATTTTTGAGTCATATCCGGAGAGTCAGCAGGAGGTCGACGACATGGTGTCCCGGCTGCGTCCAGGCATCCGCGTAATTTATGACCCTTGAGTCCTTCAAACCCGAAGTAGGAGCATGACGTGGCGCGTACAGTCGGCATCGTTGATCCGCGTGATGTCGAGACGCAAAGTCTCGATCCAAATATCCCCTGGTTCTTCGATCGTCTTTCCGAAGCCCTTGCATGGCTGGGGGCCACCTCCGCCGCTCAATCCAAGGAAGCTGCCGATACCGCCGCTACGAGAGCTACCATCGCTGCCGACGACGCTATGGCCGGACGGTCCGGATACGCAGAAAGCGAACGATGTGGTGAGGCGGGATTTTTCGGCACTTCAGAACTTCCGTCCGTATCAGCCGAGCTATCTTCCGTCCGGCAATGCACCAGGTTCCGTGGCGCCGTTCATTCCTGCCGGCTCGTTGCCGACCGGCCCTTTAATGACTCGGGGCGCAACGCAGGGAGCGGGATATGTCGGTAGTGCACTCGAGCCACCGATCCCGTTCGTTCGCGACGCGCCGTCAACCGCGCTTGGCGGGCTTCCCGGCCTGTTGATCGAAGTCGGTCCCAGCGATCCGCTGAACCCGGACACGCCGCCGGCCGGCGGCCTGCTCGGTCTCATTCGCGAACATCTGCGCAACAATTCCCGAGGCAGCAACTAGACGGCAGGAAGGTTCCTCGGCCTCAGGCGCGACCAGGGCGGACGGATAGAAGTGGAATCAACCCTTGCGGGCTTCATCGGACTTATCATCTGTCTCATCGCGATCGTGGCATTTTGCTTGATCGTCAGAGCCGCCGTCTTCTAGGCGCCCTCCAAGTACCTTCACCGACTTTATCGATGCAGCCGACCTGGCCGTCGCGCAAGCAATCATCATTGACTGTCTTGCCTGGTGGATTGCCGGGCGCGGATCGCTGCGATCGAGGCAGGCGCTGATGCCCCGGAGTCAACGCCCGTCGGATACCTCAACTCGCGCTATCCGGGCCTGATCGCCGAGGCTGGCCCTGGCTATCCGGCCAATCCTGATCGGCCACGGTCCGGCGGATTGGCCGGCCGGGTCCAGTAACTACTGCACGATACGACCCTTCGCAACAACTAGCCGGCGGTTCGCTACGCGGCTGCCGTCGCTCCGCGTGCTCCAGCGACTCTCGGTGCATCTTCAGAAGAGTTCAATATCCATGGCTGTTTCCCTGCCTTCGATGCCGACCACGATGCCGCTCGCCTCATCCGCTACCCACGATGTCACCATCGTCACCACGCGAACGCTCGCGCAGGCCAAGGTGCTTGGCGTACCGCCGGAGGAGTTCGGCATCGAGCGCGGCGCCCGCAGCATTCGCGATTGCAATTACTGTTTTCATGAGGTGGTGACGAAGACCGAAGGGCAATTGATTGCCGAGGGCTTTGACGCCGAACAGATCAGGTCGCTCGGCGACTACAGCGGCAATACCGACAGCGAGACGCTGGTGCGCAACGCGACCGGCGAACATTTCGGATCCGGCGCCGGCGGAATGAATTCCGCCGCACGGCCGGTCCGCATCACCGAACATTACGTGCGGATGGATTACGAAGGGAAGGGGCGGCCTTGCCTTTACCAGGTGATCACCGGCGGCGACCAAAGCGAGATCCTGCGCAAGGACGGCAGCGAATGCATTGCGCCGTTCGATTCTATTCCGTTCGCAACGACAACGCCGGTGCCGATGACGCACCGGTTCTTCGGCCGTTCGATCGCCGACCTCGTGATGCCGCTGCAGCGGGAGAAGACGGCGCTCAAGCGCAACGCGCTCGACAATCTCTATCTCCACAACAATCCGCGCGTGGAAGTGTCGGAGGCCAATGCCGGCCCCAATACGCTCGACGATCTGCTGGTCTCGCGCCCGGGCGGAGTGGTCCGCACCAAGACCCCCGGCGGGCTGAGCTGGCAGGTGGTGCCCGATATCACGGCGTCGATCTATCCGATGATGCAGTATCTCGACGCCGAACTGGAAACGCGCACCGGCCTCAGCCGTCAGTCGCAGGGCATCGATGCCAACGCGCTGCAGAACCAGTCGGCGACCGCGGTGGCGCAGGTGTTTTCCGCTTCGCAGATGCGCATCAGGCTGATCGCCCGGCTGATGGCGGAGGGCGTGCGCGACATCTTTGCGCTGTTGCACGGCACGATCCGCAAGCACGGCCAGCAACTCGAGACGGTGCGGCTGCGCAACGCCTGGGTCAGCGTCGATCCGCGCAACTGGAAGACGCGCGACGACATGACGATCAATGTCGGTCTCGGTTCCGGCGGCCGGGCCCAGCAATTCGCGCAGTTGATGGCACTTGCCAACATCCAGAAGGAACTGGTGGCGGGCGGCAAGATTCATCTGGTCGGCGATCGCGAGCTGTACAACACCGCGACCGAGCTGACGCGGATCATGGGTCACAAGAATCCGGATCGCTTTTTCAACGATCCGACCGCGCGGGATCCGCAGAGCGGTCAGCTCCTGCATGCACCACCGGCGCCGACATCGCCCCTTCCTGATCCGAGGCTGCTGGCGCTGCAGGCGCGGGCGCAGGCCGACCAGGCTGCCGCCGCTCACAAGGCGCAGATCGAGCAACAGAGGGCGCAGAACGACGTCCTCCATCAGCAGGTCAAGATGCAGACCGAAATCGAGCTGGCCAGGATCAAGGCCGACATCGAGGCCAGGATGAAGATGCTCGACGCACATCTGGAGCACGCGCACACCCAGCGAGAGGCCACTGTAGAGGATTGTAGCAATGCCCGAAGAAAATCGCCTGGATGCAGCTGCGGCCAAGGCGCTGCGTGCCCAGAACCTGCTGGACAATGAACTGCTGTCCGAGGCGTTTGCGGCACTGGAGGAAAGCTACGCCTCGGCGTGGCGCAGCACCTCGATCGAGGACGTATCCGGGCGCGAGAAGCTGTTTCTGGCAATCAACATTGTCGGCAAGGTGCGCGACCATCTCAACGCGGTTGTCGCCAACGGCAGGCTGGCGCAAGCTGAACTAGAGGAGCTGTCGCGGGTGGCAGAGCGAAGGAAACGCTTTGGAATCCTGTAATCGGGGATGCTCGCCGATTGATTCCTGACAGGTTGGACCCGTCCATCGCATTTCGGCCGGAAGCTGTGCTAGGATACGTTAAAAGCAGGGGAAGCCGATGACCGATCCGAGAGACGTTATTTACGCCGCAATCCATTCCGCCTTTGTCAAATATCCCAAGGAAGATGACCCAGCCTGGAGCGAACACTGGATACAGCCAGAGGAGAGCGCTCATTTGGCCAAAGTGGTGATGCTGGAGCTCGAGGCAAATGGATTTCAGATCGTGAAGAAGGGCGGCTAGGGACACTCCGCGATGTCTCGTGCACGGCGTTTGTGCCTCGATGGACAGGCGCTCTGCTTCGATTTTGACGACGATCCGGGTGCAGATGTTATCCGTCGTCCACTGTCGCAAGGCTGTTTCGATCGAGCTTGACACGTCGGGCAAATCACTGGCATAGCGCCATCATTGCAGAAAGTTTCAGCCCGCACCGCAAGCCGGTCGCGGGCTTTTCAATTGGCGACCAACCAAGGCCGACCCTGTCGTTGCGCAGGCGCCCGGCAAGATTGTCCGGCTAGCCGAACCGGGAGCGATGCTTCCGCGCCATTGTGCGACCCGAGACGCCGACGACCCCAACCATCCCGGCCCGACCTCGGCAGCGTGAAAGCGCGCCGATCGACGGCGCACGACGCGCGCCGACAGCGGGCATCTTTGCAAGGAAACAGACATGGCCTTACCGGCTTCAACCTTTGTCACCTACCAGGCGGTCGGCAACCGCGAAGACCTCAGCGATATGATCTATCGCATCGATCCCACCGATACGCCGTTCATGAGCGCGGCGGAGAAGGAGAAAGCGACCGCCGTCAATCACGAATGGCAGACCCAGGCGCTGGCGGCGGCATCCAGCGCCAATGCCCAGCTCGAAGGCGACGATCCGACCACCACCGCCACCACGCCGACGGTGCGGCTCGGCAATCTCTGCCAGATCTCCTACAAGGTGGCGCGCGTCTCCGGCACCCAGCAGGCGGTCGATCACGCCGGCCGCGACAACGAACTGGCCTACCAGGAGATGCTCAAGGGCCTCGAGCTGAAGCGCGACATCGAGACCATTCTGGTCGGCACCAACCAGGCCAAGGTGGTCGGCGACAGTTCGACGCCGCGCAAGACAGCTTCGGTGCTGTCGTGGATCGTCTCGAATACATCGAAGGGCACGGCCGGCTCGCCTGCGGATCCCTCGGCCGCCGACGGCACCGATACGCGCGATGACGGAACGCAGATCGCTTTCACCGAAGCACGGCTGAAATCCGTGCTGTCGTCGATCTGGTCGAATGGCGGCAAGCCCGGCACCATCATGACCGGCGCCTTCAACAAGCAGGTGTTTTCGACCTTCACCGGCCGCGCCACCGCGATCGAGGAGGCGAAGTCGAAGAAGATCGTCGCCTCCGTCGATGCCTATGAGTCCGATTTCGGCAAGCTCAAGGTGATCGCCAACCGCTTTCAGCGTCCGCGCGACGTGCTGGTGCTGGAAATGGACAAGTGGGCGGTGGCCTATCTCAACGGGCGCAACATGATCTCGATCCCGCTTGCCAAGACCGGCGACTCCGATCGCTGCCAGATCCTGGCCGAGTACGCGCTGGTGGCCCGCAACGAGAAGGCCAGCGGCGGCGTGTTCGACAACACCGCGTCGTAGATCTCTCGGATCATCTTCCCCGGGCGGCCTTCGGGCCGCCCTTTCTCTTTGGAGATTTGCAGAATGCCGCTTCCCGGCCATCATACGTTCACCACCATCGACCTCACGGCCTACACGCCGTCCTGCGGCGCTTCGCCGGTTGCCGCCTATATCCGTGTCCCGTTTCGCTGCCGAATGTTGAAAGCAACCGGTGTGCTCGGTGGCGCAATCACCACCGCCGACGGTACCGTGACGGTATCGGCGAACGGGGCGACGCTGGCGACATTCACGGTAACGCAAGCCGGCTCCGCAGCAGGGCAACTGTTCACCGCAACGCCGCCGTCGCCGGCCTATCTCAACGAGGACGACGTCATCGCGCTGACGCCGTCCGGTGCCGCGGGCGCGTCGGTGCCGATGCATTTCTCCGTTGCCGTGAGGGCCGCATAGATGTCGTTCTTTCCCAAGCATCACGCCTCGCGCGTCGGCGTCACGCAAACCATCGGTTATGATTCAAGCGTTGCGATCGCCAATGCCTTCGGTCCCGAGACCTTTCAGCTTCGCCTGGTGGCGAACTCCGCATGCTGCTACCGGATCGGCGACGGCGCGCAAACCGCGACCGTCGCTGACGCCTATCTGCCCGCCAACGCGGTCGAATACGTCATCGTCAGTCCGGGACAGCGGATTTCCGCCATCAAGGCGGGAACCGACGGGCTGGTTACGGCTACGGCTGGAACGCTCTGGGTGACGGAGATGTCGTGATGGACGGTGTGCTGGTCAGGCCTCATCTCGACAGTAACGGCAGGGACCTTGCGATCGAGCACGTGCAGGACGTCGAGCCGATCCTGCAGTGGAACGGACAGGCGCGCCGCGACGAACAACGCACCGAATGGGGTCGGCACGTCGCGCGCATTCCCAACGTCGTCTACGTCAGATGGCTCCATGAGGAACATGCCCGGGGTAACAGGGGCTTGCGGATCTTCACACCCGAATTCGACCTGATCGTGCAGCGGAAGCTGAGCGATCCCGAATGGGCCTATTTGCGAACCGACCGGCCGAAACTGCAAGCCGGCTGGTCAGCGGGGTTATCGTGACACAGATCATCGACTACGCGTCGCTGCAATCGGCAGTAACCGAGTATCTCGCGCGAGACCAGGATACGACGCTGATCGCGCGGATTCCGACTTTCATCCAGCTCGCCGAAGCAAAGTTCAACCGGCAGCTATTCGTGCGCCAGATGGAGCAGCGCGCCACCGCGCTGGTCAATCCGGCGTCCAGCGAGCCGGAGTTCATTTCGCTGCCGGCCGACTTTCAGTCGATGCGCCGGGTTCGCCTGACGGATGTTGCGGGCAAGCCTTGCCTCGAATTCAGATCCGGTGTGCAGATAGACGAGTACCGGTTTGGCACGTCCAACGTTGCCGGCCGGCCGCGCTATTTCACGGTGTTCGGCGACGAGCTCGAATTCGCGCCGACGCCGGACGCCGCATACACGATCGAGATGGTGTACCGGAAGAACATTCCGCCGCTTGCGGCGAACGAATCGAACTGGCTGCTGACGCTGGCGCCCGATCTGTACCTCTACGGCGCACTACTGGAGTCCGCGCCCTACATCAAGGAAGACGGCCGCATCCAGACCTGGGCGCTCGGCTTTTCCGCGGCGCTCAACGATTTGAACAATCTTGGACTGACATCGACGTTCAACGCCGGACCGATGGCGGTTCGCATCTCCGGGCAGGTCGTTTAGGGACATTCAGCAATGGCAACGTTCAACAAGTTCAACTCCTTCGTTGAGGCAGTCGCCGAGAAGGTGCACAATCTGGGCTCCGATACGCTCAAGGTTGCCCTGACCAACTCGGCACCCTCGGCATCGAATACGGTGCTTGCGAACATCACCCAGGTCAGCGGCGCCAACGGTTATACGACGGGCGGAGGCACGGCCACGACGTCGTCCTCGTCGCAAACGGCGGGCACCTACAAACTCGTGCTTGCCGACGTGTCCTGGACCGCTTCCGGCGGCTCAATCGGCCCGTTTCAGTATGCAGTTCTCTACAACGACACGGCGACCAATGACGAACTGATCGGCTGGTGGGATTACGGTGCCGCAGTGACGCTCACCAACGGTAACACGTTTACCGTCGACTTTGACGCAACCAACGGCGTTCTGACGATCACCTGATATGGCAAAACTCTTCAACCTTGCCCGCATGTCCTCCGCCACGGCGGGAACCGGCACGATTACACTTGGCTCCGCGGTCCCCGGCTATTTGACGTTCGCGCAGGCCGGCGTTTCAAACGGAGACGTTGTCGATTATGCCATCAAGGACGGCTCGAACAGCGAACATGGAACCGGTACCTATGCGTCGTCCGGCACCACGCTGAGCCGCTCCGTCACCAGATCGACCAACAGCAACAACGCGATCAGCCTTTCCGGCACCGCCGAAGTCTTCATCTCGCCCCGCGCGGAAACGCTCAACGATGCCTCGCTTATCGCAACCGGGACGATGGATGGCGCAAGGCTCGGGTCGGTGACGACCGCTCGCGGCGTTGCCCTGTTCGAGGGCAACGGTACGGGGCTGGGCAATACCGGGGCGGGAACCGTGGGGCAGGCGCTGATTTCGGGCGGTTCCGGCGCCGATCCTTCCTACAAGTCCGGCACGCGCGTTCTGTTGAACACGCTGACGGCCAGTTCATCGGCGACGCTTTCCGACACCACGAACTTTACGTCGGCCTATATCGATTACGAACTGGTGTTCGAGAACGTCCTGCCGGCCAGCGGCTCGAATACGCTGCAGCTTCAGGTTCACAGCGGCGGCTCGTTCCAGACATCGTCGTACGTGACCAATGTACTCGTCGCCTTCTCGACGACGGTCGCCGCGGCCGCGCTGACGACGCATTTGCAACTGAGCACGGGTGGCACCCAACACAATGCCGGGCCTGGCATCTCCGGCACCGTACGAATTTTTGGTCCGGTCAGCGGGACCAGCGCCGCCAGGCAGATGACGGCCGCCATGAGCGGCAATAATTCGACGCCGAACGCCCTTATCGTGCACAGCAACGGCTATTGGAACAATACGGCCGCGATCACCGGATTTCAGGTGTTGTTCTCAAGTGGCAACATAGCCAGCGGCACAATCAAAGTTTACGGAATGCTGTGATGCTCGGCCTCGATGCGCTGGGACGGCTCGCGCTAGGCCAGGGCGCAGTCTCGACCACAACGACCGTCACGCTGATCGGCGGTGCGAGAGCGTTTGCCGCTTCCGGCCAGGTCGCGCTGTTCCGCGCTTCGATGCCTTCGGCCGTTCGCGCGTTCACCGAAACGGGCGTTGCGTTGTTGTTTCGGGTATCGGAGACCGCGACGGCGGGCGCCTTTTCGGAATCGGGAAAGGTGGCGCTGTTTTCCCTCACGATGCGGGGGGCAGCGACCAGCCATGCCTTTGCCGGCAACGCCGCGCCGCTAACGGTTGGTCTTGTTTCGTCGGCCGGCGCGTTTTCGCTAACCGGTCGCGCGGCAGATTTTTCCGAAGTGTGGTCGCCAAATGCAGGCGCGTTTGCGGTCACTGGAGCGGCCGCGCATCTTTGCCGCGATTTCGTCAATTGGCTTCCGCGAACGATCGAGGCAAATGGCTGGGCCGAAGCATCTGCGCAGGCTGAGACCTGGACTGGCAAAACCATCCAGGCTGAAGACTGGAGCGCCCGCGCGTCGCAAGCCAATACGTGGGCGCCCAAGGGCATGGATGCGGAAAGCTGGACCGTCGAGCCGCCGGCGGTCAACAAAGGTCAGGCATGTAACTAATGGCTCTCTTGCAAATCGGCGAATACAAGCCCGACGTTTCAGACTATCTGGGCTCGGCGACCCGCAACGTGCTCAACGTCATCCCGAGGGGAGACGGCTATGGGCCGTTCCCGTCCTTCTCGGCCTACACCTCGGCGCTCCCTGCGGCTTGTCGCGGCGCGTTCTACGCGCTGAAGTCGGATGGATCGGTGGTCACATTCGCAGGTACTTCCGATCGGATCTACCAGCTCAACAATACCGACTTCACGTGGAAGCCGGTATCCAGGGTTGCGACGGTAACGATCTCGGCCGCAAGCCCGGGCGTCTTCTCGCTGGCGGCGCACGGCTTTGCCGCGAACGATCCATTCGTTCTGTACAACTCGGGCGGCGCGCTGCCCGCTGCTTTTACGGCGGGGACGACCTACTACGTCAAGACGGTTCTAGGCGCCGGCACGTTCACCGCTTCCGCCACGCCGGGCGGGACTGCGATCAACACGGCATCGACGGGAACGGGCACGCATTCAGTAACTCACCTTTACTCCGCAGTGTCAGCGACGGCGCAATGGCAGTTCGCTCAGTTCGGCAACCTTGTTTTCGCGACACAAGCGAACGCACCGCTTCAGGTGTTCGACCTGTCGTCATCGAGCGCGTTTTCGGACTGCGGCGGCTCGCCTCCGCAAGGCGCCTATATCTCGGTGGTCGGGCGCTTTCTTGTGCTCTCAGGCCTTCTTTCAAATCCGTACCGTATCCAGTGGTCCGGGCTCAATGCGACGACGACATGGACCAGCGGAACAAACAGCTCTGACTTCCAGGATTTTCCCGATGGAGGCATCGTCCGCGGCGTGGCGGGTGGCGAATACGGGATTGTCTTTCAGGATCAGGCGATCCGGAGAATGTCCTACGTCCCTGGTTCGCCGATCATATTCCAGATCGACCGCATCACGCAGGACAAGGGGCTGCACGCGCCCTATTCGGTCATTCGCGCCGGCGAAAAGGTTTTCTTCTATGCCGGCCAGGGCTTTCACAAGATCGAGCCCGGCGGCGTGCCCGAACAAATCGGGCGGGAGAAGGTCGATCGCACGTTCCTTGCCGACCTCGACAAGGGCAATCTGCAACTGTTCATGGGCGCCGCCGATCCGCGAAGCACGCGGGTGTATTGGGCCTACAAGTCCGTCTCGGGCGCGGCCGGCAGCTACGACAAGCTGCTGGGCTATGACTTTCTGCTCGACCGGTTCTTCCCGGTTGCGACGACTGGCGAATACCTGCTCGGTGTTTCGCAAACCGGCTTGACGCTGGAGAGTCTCAACAGCATTTCGTCATCGATCGACGCCATGACCCTTTCTCTCGATGCGTACGCGACCGCCGTTCAACCCGAGATCGGCCAGTTCAACGGTGCCCATGTGCTGGGTTTCTTCCGGGGCACCAATCTGGAGGCAACGCTGGAAAGTGCAGAGCAGGGGACCGACGAAAGCAGGATTACGATACGTGGCTTCAGGCCGGTCACGGACGCTTCGGAGCTCTATGGTTCGGTGTCGTTCCGCGACAATCCATCCGCGAGTGCTGCGGCAGGACCTGAAGTGCTGGTCAATTCGAGGACGGGACGTTGCGACCTGATGCGCGATACGCGCTATTCCCGTTTCAAGGTTCGCGTGCCTGCGGCAACTAGCTGGACGTTCTGCGCGGGTGTCGTGCCCGACGTCACAAGCAGCGGTACGTTATGACGACCGGTCAATATCTCTTTGTTCCCGGCATCACGGAAACCGATCTGAAGAAGATCATCCTGGCGATCCAGCAACTGGCGGCCGGCCGCTCCAATGCAACCGGCTCGATCACGCTGACGCCAAACCAGGCGACGACTGTCGTTGACGTTGCCAAAAACCCGATTGCTCCGACCATCATTGCGGCGGGATCCGTTCCGCTGCTGGTGCCCAAAACGGCAGGCGCCGCCGCGGAAGTCGGCAACGGAACCCTGTATGTCTCGGCGGTCGCCAACGGATCGTTCACCATCACGCATGCGAACAGCGCCACCACCGGCCGGGATTTTTATTACGCCATCCTCGGTTGACCTTTGCTGCGTCGATCCGAAGCGGGTGCATGAGATCTGGCCAGTTGTCGCCCCGTTACTGAAGGCGGCTTGCCGTCGGACCGAGCTTAATGCGTTTGCGGATATCGAGGCAGACGCTCTTTCCGGCCGCAGCCTTGTGTGGCTGGCCTGGAATGGACGCACAGTCGAGGCTGCAGCGGCGACCGTATTAATCAAATCCGAGATCGGCAAGGTTTGCATCATCACGGCGTGCGGCGGCACAGACATGAGGCGCTGGCTGCCGTTGATTGGACAGATCGAGTCCTACGCAAGGAATGAAGGTTGTGAGCGCGTCCGCATCTACGGGCGCAAGGGTTGGCTGCGGGCTCTGCGAGGTTACGAGCAAAGCAATGTCATTTTGGAGAAGGGATTGAGCTGATGATTACTGGTGGTTTGTATGGGCGGCTTCTGGAGGCAATGCGGCAGAAGGAACTCGAGCAACACGCACGTTCCGGCATGGCTCCAGACTTGGCCGAAATCACCAGACGCTATCCGCAAGGTGGCGTGAGTGCTGGCCCGCATGCTGAGGAAGCGGAGCCGAGTAACCTATCTCCTTCGGGCGGCCCAACGCGCGATCCGAACTTCCGGCAACTCTCCATGGCGCCGTTTGTAGAACGCCTGCAACGCGCAGAGTATCCGGATGTCTCGGCTGGCGCGACTGCGCCTTCCGGCGAAAGTGCGGCATTCCATCCAGGCGTCACATGGCCATTAAGTCGTGGATCGAACGACCCGTCGTTCGCAGGAGTTCCGGTGCCCTGGCCCGCCACGCCACGGATGACTCCGGTGCCAGTTGGATTTCGCGGACTTCCCATTCCGCGAGGTCTGGGGCCCCTGCCGTGGCCGCAGAGCGTTCCAAAGGGAGCGACACCGCCTATGCCCGAGGCTTGGAGGCACTTGGGTCCCCTGTTGGGATTGATGCCAGAATTGCTTCGAGAACACTTCATGAGTGAAGGAGATGACAGCCTGGACCAGGATGCGGTTGTGGACCCGATCACGGAACTAGAGATTGGGACGCGCGGAAAAGGTGTGCGTCGGAGGCGGCAGCAGAAGGTGCCGCTAAGCATCAATGGAAAGAAACCTCACGTACCGTCGCCACCTATAGCTCCAGACGCACTTGGCGAGCCGTTAGGTGGTATCATTGGTGCTGGTGGCGGAGACGACTTTGGACGCTGTAAACGGGCGGCCAGCGGAAGCGATGATACTTGGAACGAGTTTTGTAATAGCCTAGCGACGCCGGCACTAAGAGCTCGATGCCGCAGCAATACCCCCAAGTCAAGGATAGGCTGGTGTGGGCAGCTCGATGAGAGTTGAATTTTCGTATCGGCGGGCGGTAGTCGCGCGCTTATTCGCGACGCCGCCGGCCGCAATCCTTCAAATACTACCGTTGCAGGATTCGCACTTTTTGCTGCCGGCAACCCGAAAAATGCAATGGGCTAATCGATGCAAGTGAGTTCGGCTCCTGGATCGGGGGCTTAAGCCAAGCTGATATTGCTTTCTGATCAAAAACAAGGATGGCATAAATGGGCGGACAATCGTCTTCAACGCAGACACAACAATCGCAGACCGCACCGTGGGAAGCGGCGCAGCCGATGTTGCGCGGGATTCTTGCGCAACTCGGCACCGGCCTGGGGAACACCGGGCTGACGGCCGCCGAGACCGGTGCGCTTGACCAGCTTTCGCAGAATGCATCGCGCGGCAATCCTTATTCCGGACAGATCGGCGGCTACGCACAGTCTCTGCTGAACGGAGGCGGCGCCCACGCGCAAGCCGGCAATGTGCAGGGCAATCTTGGTGCTTTCAGGGATCAGCTGACGCCCTATGCCAGCGGCAGTATGATCGGCAACAATCCGGCGCTCGCCGCGCAGCTCGCGCAGATCCGGGACGACGTCGGCAACAGCGTCAATTCGCAGTTCGCCGCAGCCGGCCGCGACTTCAGCGGCGCGCATCAGATGGCTTATGGTCGTGGTGTAGCCGCCGCAACGGCGCCGGTGATTGCCGCGCAGTACAACCAGGATGTCGCCAACCAGATCAATGCGGCGAATGCGCTCTACAATGCAGGCAACACGACTGCAAATACCCTGTCGGGCATGCAACAGAACTATCTCGCCAATCAGGGGCAGGGAGCGGCTGCCGCGCAGTCCGCGCTCGACGCGCAGAACTACGGCGCCAACGCGACGCTGGCGGCAGAAGCCCAGCGGCGCGGCATTCCGGTTCAGGCACTGAGCATGCTCGCGCAGATCGGCGTGCCGATTGCGGGCCTCGGATCGCAGAGCCACGGCACGACGACGCGTACGCAAGAGATGGCTGGTGCTGACCAGTTCAGCAAGATTGCCGGAGGCGTCAGCAATCTCTTGGGTTCGTTTCCGAAATGGTCCGATCGTCGATTGAAGGAAGATATTGCGCCGGTCGGCACTCTGTTCGACGGCACCCCGGTTTATGGCTATCGCTACAAGGGAGCGCCAGCCTATCACATCGGCCTGATGGCGCAGGACGTGGAGAAGAGCTCACCGCACGCGGTGATCGAAATCAACGGATACAAAGCCGTCGACTATCGCGCCGCGACTGAAGCCTCGCGCAAAATAGGTGCCGGCTGATGGGGTTGTTTGATCCTTATCATGATGCTCACCAGTTTGTGCAGAGCGGTGGGTTGCTTGGCCGACTACTCTCATTGCAACATCAGCAGGCAACAAAGAACCCAACGACTACGAATATCGACGAAGCATCGTCGTATCCTCAGGCGAGATTGATGCCTTGGTCGAATGACCAAGGTTATAGAGAAGCTGCATCATTGACGCCGACGGCGACGAATTTGTTTGCACAACAACCAATCGACTTAAGCAGATTCAGACCAAATCTTCCGTCAGACCGGAATTCTAGCGATTCTCGTGATGCCGGGATCACGAGCGACCAAAGTGTGTACTGCAGGACGATGAAGAAGCTTTGCCACGAACAATGCGTCGGATTGGTCTTTGGTCGCGACGCTTTCGGTCCGTACAGAGCTTGCGTTCGCGCATGCATGCACCAAGCTGGCTGTCTTGATTTTTGAAAGATCTATCAACTTTGATTCGAGGGAGTAAATGAAGAAGCAGGTCGCAGAAGAAATCTGCCGCATGGTTGACGATATTCTCGCCAAGATGCAGACATTCAACAACTATGCAATTGAAAATTGTGAGCGACCGCAACTCGAGCGTATTGCTCCTGCGTTGGCTCTGTGTGTTGCGGAACTGGATATCGAGATCCTTGAGCCCGTCTATCGGGAGTATCCAGAGCTTAGGCCCGCTTTCATGTCGTGACTTACTGGACTCGCTCTGAATTAGTGACGGCCTCCGTCACCGCAAGCGGGTGCTAAACTGCGTGCAGTTCAAAACTCTAACCTGTCCGGAGCCATTGCTTATGGTTGACGCCTCCAATTCTTCGCTTACCGGCGCAGCGTTCGAACTCGCCAATGCCGGATATGCGCCGATGCCGGACACGGAGAAGCGAGAAGAAAAGGATGAGATCGGTAGCGATAGCAACGCGCTGCGGGAAGCGGCTGAGAAGATATCCGCGCCGCCCAGCGAAGCGGTCGTCAGAGAATATCGCGATCAGGACGGCAAGCCGGCGGCGGCCAACGAAGCGATCACGCTTGCGCGTGCCAGCCGGGATTACGCGAGCGCAACAGCCGCGGAAAGGTTCGTCGTTGAAACCGCGAATGCGAAAGAACTCGCTGCGCGCGTCGATGCGTTGCGTTCGGAGGCGCTCGCCGTCGATCCTGATGCAGCGGAGTTCTATGGCTTTGAGCTGCCGGAGGAGGCGAGGGATCGGGAGGCGGATCTAGCCGGAACCGACAAGTCCGGGTTCAAAGAAGGTCCAAGCGATCCGAATAATGAGAACGCAGCGAAGCTCGATCCCGAACTTGAAAGGGCGCTGCTGCACCCGCAGGTGCGACAAGCCATCGAGGAGCAGCTCGGCGGTGTCCACAAGGCGCAGCAGGAATATGTCGAGGGGCTGGCCGTCGCCACCCAAATCGCTCAAGTAAGGTTTTCTCAGCCAGTTTCCCGAACTCGCTGCCGTCCCGCCAAAAGACCTGCCGGGTGCGCTCGAGCAGTTGTCGCGGGAGGATCCCGAAAAACTGGCGCGTGTCCAGGCGATGGTGGCGACGACAGAGCACCTGTTCGCCCAGCAACAGCAGGAGAGCCGCCGCCAGGCCGAACTGGCCCGACATACCTTCCTTGCCTTTGCCCGGTCCGAGGACGCGCGCCTCGAGACCATGCTGAAGGGCGAGCCGAGGGAAACCCAGCGTGCGGTGACGGAGGAGATCATCGCCTCCGCCAGGGCCAGCGGCATCGAATATGGCGAACTGATGCACCTGTTCAACAGCGAGCCCTTGATGCGCAACGCCGTGTTTCAGCACATGATGTACGATGCGGGGAAATATCGGCTGATGATGAAAGCCAGGGATGTTGCCGCCGCAAAGCCGGTCCCGCCGGTGCAGCGGCCCGGGACGGCGCGGATGCCCGGTGAGCGGGAGCATGCGGAATTGCGGACGCTTAGCGCCAGGCTATCGACTTCGGGCGACATCAAAGATGCGGTGGCGCTCTACCATGCCAGGAAAACCGGTCGGCGGTGACACAGCCGGTGCGGGGCCTCAATCGCCTGCCTCGCGCGGGTGGCTGCGTGATGGAGACCAGATCGATTTCAAAGGAGAATCCAATGGCTGACGACGATTGCGACCTCATTGGGCGCATGGAATCCGTTACTGAAAAACTCCAGGGCAAGCCGGTTTCACCCGACGGGATCGTGGACAATTTTGTACTCTACGGGCTGAAGAACCGTGTGGCTGCGTTGAAGAAGTTCGACCTCGAATTGCGGGGCGAGATCGACTCAAGTCCACACAGCCTGCGCCGGCGAGTGCATTTGATGGAGTTGCGCAAGAAAATGGGCGGCGTGCATGACGCCCTCCGCAAGGCCAGGCGCTGACGCACGCTGCGATGAGACCTGAGACGAATCCGGTGCTTGCTGCACTGGCGCAGGCGCGGATGCGCGCGGCGCCGATTTTCGCGAAATGGTGCGAATTGAACGGCACTTCGTTCTGTCCTGCGGCGCCCGCCGACGTCGCCCGGTTCGTATCCGACTGCGCATCGTTGGGTATCGAGCAGATTTGGGTGTCCGTTCAGGGAATCGCGAAACTTCATGCTTCGCTCGGGCTCGCCGACCCGACGCTCGGCGGTCCCGTTTCCGCCGCGATCAGCGAAGTTGGCCGGGTCGTACCGCCGCGGTCGTGGCCCGATCGATGGAAGCAGCGCTTTGCGTTGCTTCCCCATGACCTGCAGATCTTCGTCGCGTCTCACGAGGCGCAACGCGAGCGGGTGCTGCGGCGAGCCCAGAACGAAGCGGCCGCTGCGCGGCAGAAGCTCGCGGCCTGCCAACAATCGCAAACCAATACCAGCCAGGAAGCCAGAGGCAATGAAGCAGAGCCGCACCCCGCCACTTGAAGTGCAGATCAGGCAGATGCGCGCCGAGATCGAAACCATTGTCAGCGCAAAGGCGGAAGCCGTTGCCCGGCAAAGCCCGGGTGTGCCGCTCGGCGTGATCCGCAATCTGCTGACGGCGCGGGCGCCGACGTGCGCCTGCGCGCAGTATCTAGAGCTGAATGGCGAGACGTGAGCTTCGCCACGAGTCAGAGCGACTACTACAGCCCCAGTTAAACATCGAAGGCACAAACGGCGGTCCCCGGCAGGATCGCTGTTTCCATTTCAGGAATACCAAACATGACTCTGTACAAATGGTCGCAGACAGCCGCGCTGGACACGACAGCGGACCCGTTCATCAACTGGCAGGAAGGGCAGGCGCCATCCAGCATCAACGACTCCGCCCGCGCCATGATGGCGGCAACGGCGAAGTATCGCGACGACAGCGCCGGTGCGATTCTTACCAGCGGCTCCGCGACCGCTTATGCGATTTCGTCGAACCAGGTCTTCGATGCCCTCACCCACCTCCACGGTCAGATGATTGCGTTCGTGCCTCATCTCACGAACGGGGCGACCTTGACGCTGAGTGTCGACGGTCTGGGCGCGAAGCCGCTACGTTCGGCGCCGTCGGCGGAACTGCCTGCGGGTGTACTGATCGCGGGGACACCTTATACCTGCACGTACAACCATTCAGACGGCGCATTCTATCTTCGCGACTTTCACGTTCTGCCCTACAGCGTCCCTCTCGGCGGAGGCCTTCCGTATTTCGGATTGACGACCCCCAACAGCGCATTCGCGTTCCCGTATGGACAATCGATCAACCGCACGACCTATCAGTCGCTTTTCAATGTGATCGGCACGACCTACGGAAGCGTCGACGGCAGCACGTTCAATCTGCCCGACCTCCGCGGCCGTGTGCTGGCCGGTAGGGACGATATGGGGGGCGCTGCAGCGTCTCGACTTACTTCCAGTTATTTTGGAGCAAGCGCGGCGGCACTAGGGGCTGTGGGTGGTGCGGAAAGTCACACCTTGGCTACGGGCGAAATGCCATCGCACACTCACGCCAATACACTCAATGATCCCGGCCACAAGCACAAGGTGGTCGCTTACGGTGGCTCCGGCGGCACCCTCAACAACGGAACCAGTTCGGTTGATCCAATTAGCCCGCAAATCGATACGACCACGGTTCCTACAGGTATCACAATCACCAATGCAGCAGCTGGCGGCGGCGCCGCTCACAAGATCGTCCAGCCAACCATCATCTGCAATTACATCTTGAGGATCATATAGATTGGATACCACCAAGCATCTTTATCAAACGCGCGGATACGATTTTGATGCCAATCAATAATCGCTGCCGTCAGGCAAAAAAACAGAGTGATCCCGAAGAATAAGGCGAACCCGTCAAGCCACTGACGAATATCTGGCCTGACCGAATAACGAACGCGAAGAAAAACGTTCACGACATAGCGCATCCCGACTCCTACCACCGATCCCCCACGAGCCACAACCCACAAGAGAACGGACCATGCCTGACACGGCAACGCTTAAGGCAGCGAACGAAAAACGCTGGATAAATGCCAAGGTAGTTCGAAATTTCGCGCCGACCGCAAGGCGCCTGGTCGCGGCAAAATCCCGCTATCAGGTTGTCGCCGCAAGAACCGGCGTCCCCTGGTGGGTGATCGCGGTTATTCACCAGCGGGAATCTTCGCAGAGCTGGAGCAGGTCGCTGGCGCAGGGCGATCCGTGGAACCGGATCTCCGTTCACGTGCCGGCCGGGAGGGGCCCCTTCGCGTCATGGGAAGAGGCCGCGATGGATGCACTGGTGAATTGTGCGCCTCGGGCGGCGCGCAACAAGGACTGGTCGGTGGGCGGGACACTCACCAAGCTCGAGGAGTACAACGGACTTGGCTATGCCGCGCGCGGTCGTCCGTCGCCTTATATCTGGGCCGGCACCAATCAGTATCATTCCGGAAAATATGTCCGCGATGGCGTCTACGATCCCGCCACTGTCGACAGTCAACCCGGTTGTGCCGGCCTGTTGCTGGCCATGATGGCGCTCGATCCGTCGATCCGCTTCGGCGCGGCGAAGCCCGCAACCGTCAATCTGCCCACAACTCCCGCGCCACCGCCTCCCGTTGTCGAAAAGCCAGACGCGCCGTCGGTTACCAGGCCGGCAAATGGTTCGATCGGAGCCTTCATCGCAAACGTCTTCTCCGCAATCTTTGGAAGGAAATGACCATGTGGCTGCTGCCTGACGTCGTACCGTTCGCAGCGGGGTACGAAGCGCGTTTCGGGGAGTTTTGATGATCCATCACATCAAGACGATATGTCTCAACTCGCTGACGATCGCGTGGGGATACTGTCTCGCCTTTGCCGGCGTGGCCCTGCAGATCGTTGACGGCGTCGCCGACGCGCTGAACGATCCCGATATCCGCGAACACGTCGGCTCCGCCATCGGCGATGCGAAGACCACCGGCCGCGTACTGCTCTGCATCTCCATCGTCACCATCATCGCGCGGCTGCGTTCGCTGCGGAAGGCGGGTTGACATGTGGATGACGATCATCTCGTTCCTCGGTGGCCCCGTCATCAAGGGGCTGATCGACGCCTACACCGCGAAGCTGAAGGCCGGCAATGTCGACAGCAAGATCGCCGCGGATCTGGCGTCGGCCGAGATCGCCGCCCAAACAGCCGAGAACGATGCGATCATGCGATACCGCATCGCCGAAATCGGTCGCTGGTACGAGCCGGACAAGCTGATGGGTTATTTCGTGGCTCTCTATTTTGGCAAGCTCCTGGTTTGGGACAAGGTTTTGGGTCTCGGGACGACGGATCCGCTCGCGGGCTTTGCATCCGTCACGGCGAACCTGGTGGTGTCGTTCTATTTTGCGAAGCGGGGTTTTGAGAACGTCGCCCGGATCATCAAGCGGTGAACTTTATGCATGAAGCCGACATCCGGGCAATTGTGGCCGAGACGCTGGCCGAGCAGCAACGGTTGCGCAACAGCGATATTGACGCCGTGGTGCTGAAGGCCATTGCAACGATCCTGACGTCGTTCGGGATAGAGGAGGAGGATCGCAAGGAACTGCGGGCGGACTTCCAGCATCTGAGGCGCTGGCGCAAGAGCGTGGAGCAGGCGCAAAGCTACACTTTCAAGGCGGTCATTACCGTGCTCGTGACGGGGTTGGTCGGTGCTGCATGGCTCGGCATCAAGGTCATGCTCGGCAGGTGAGTCCGCAGGGCAGGCCGTCGGGGAAGCGACCGATGTACAGGATCCGCGAGGTCGACGGGAGCGAGGAGGATATTGCCGCCATACTGGCAGACCTCCACCGCTCGACATTTCTTTTCAGCGCACCGATGCCGGACTTTGACCGCGGTCAATGGTGGCTGGCGTACAGGGATATGCTGCCAATCGGCTTCGCCGGCGTCCTTCCGTCGACACATGTGCGGAATGCCGGCTATTTCTGTCGGGTCGGGGTGCTCGATCGGCATCAAGGCCGCGGGCTTCAGTTACGGCTGATGAGAGCCATGGAATCAGGGGCACGGCGCACCGGCTGGAGTTCGGTGGTTTCCGATACCAGTAACAATCTTCCGTCGGCCAACAATTTCATTCGGGCAGGATATCGACTCTACCAGCCCAAGATCCCCTGGGCCTGGCCTCACACGCTCTATTGGAGGAAGTTCATCGGATAA